CTGGGGTGAGAAAGCAGCCTAATGGGTTAGCGGTACCAGCAGCAGAGGTGGTTAATTGCAGGTGTGTTGTGGCGTTCAGTGCGAAAAGAGACAGTCAGGGAAGAATAATCAGAAGATAAATTTTTGTAATTAATCTAAAATAAATTAACTTTATCAAAGTGAACAATATCCTAAATTATAAAGACGATGTACTTGCTGCAGAGATAATGGACCTCAATCCTAAACAAGGGATTGTAACCGGTTATTTCTCTAAGTTTAATAATGTGGATGGCGATGGCGATATCATTCGACCAGGTGCATTTACTAAGACAATCAGAGAACAAGGTCCTCAGTCTTCATTACCTAGAATCAAGCATCTTCTTAATCATGATCCATCTTTGCCATTAGGTGTCCTTAAGTCATTGACTGAAGATAGTTATGGCTTGGCTTATGAGTCACAAGTGGGAAGCCATGAGGGCGGTGAGGATTTTATTAAGATGGTTGAGAGTGGACTTATTACAGAGCATTCTATTGGATTCAAGATTATCAAACGCAATCAAATCCAATCCTATGAAAACTATCTTAAGAATCCTCAGCTGGGACAGTTCGAGATTACTGAGATAAAGCTTTACGAGGGTTCATCACTTACTGCATGGGGAGCAAATCCATTGACTCCAATCACATCACTTAAGTCGATGAATGATTTTGATTTATTGATAGCTAAGCATGAGGCTATTGAGAAGTTCTGCAGGAACACAACAGCAACAGATGATACTATTCAGATGTTGTTATTACATTCAAAACAATTAGCACAATTAATCCTAGATATGAAGAGTACTACTGAACCGGTTAAAGCCATTCAGCCAGAAGAAAGTGTTGCGGATATAATTAGGCAGTTTAACAATAATCTTAAATCAAATTAATTTCATCCAATATGGAAAAGAAAGAATTAATGGCTGAGTTAGAAGGCCTCAAGTCAACACTTGAAACATCTATCAATGAGAAGGCTAAAAATGAAATAGCTGACCAATTAAAAGCGTTCCAAGCTGATGTTAACGCTAAACTTGCTGAAGTTGCTACTAATGACAGTGCTGATGCGGTAAAAGCAATGAGTACTGAAGTTGCAAAATTGAAGGCTGATTTATCTGCTACAGTTAGCGGTTTGCAAATCTTAGAAAGTCGCACAAAGTCGGCTCCTAAAGCTAAAGCTGGTAAAGTATCTTTTGAAGAAGCATTCAGCGAAGCATTGGAGAAGAATTTTGATGCTATCCAAAATGTTAAAGCTGGTTCACCATTCAAAATGGAGATTAAGGGTAACATGATCCTTGATACATCATTGGCTCCAAATGGTAATTTAAGTGGTGTTGCTTCTTATAGCAGCCGTCAAGCTTTATTGCCATCTCAGAGAATCAACATGAGAGAATTAATCTCTACAGCTATTTCTCCTACTGGTCTATATGTTCAATATCGTGAGACTTCAGCTGTTCAGCCTATGGGTGTTCAGACAGAAGGAGAATCTAAGACTCAGGTACAGTATGACTTTACAGAAGTTAGAATCGTTCAAGATTACATTGCAGGTTTCGCAAGATTCTCTAAGCAAATGGCTAAGCAATTGCCATACATGCAAACAACTTTACCAAGATTGTTGACTAGAGATTTTTATAAGACAGAGAACGCTCAGTTCTATGCTGATGTTATTGCTCAAGCTACTGGTGTTACAACTAACACAGGAACAAATCCAGTTGAGATAATCATGGACTTGATTGCTAACCAACAGACTGCTAACTTTAATGCTTCTTATGTAATCGTAAGTCCATCAACATTGGCTTTGATTAACAGAACATTATTGACTAACGGTTACTATCCTGGTGCTGCTGGAATTAGTTCTGTAGCAAGTGGTGCTGTAGTTATCGCTGGTACTCCAGTTGTTTCTGCTTCATGGGCAGTTGATGGTACATACTTTATTTTCGATATGGATTATATCGAGAGAGTAGAGACTGAAGCTGTTAATATCACTTTCGCAATGGAAGATGCTGATAACTTCACTAAGAACTTGATCACTGCTAGAATTGAGTGTCAAGAAGAGTTGAACTTAATGCTTCCTGCTTCTGCGATCTATTTAGATTAATAGTTGTGGTTTGGTAAATGTAGATAACGGGCCTCTCTCATTTGGGAGGGGCCTTTTTAAAATAAAAATATGGTTAATTATAATTCAGTATTAGACATAGAGTTCAATGATGGCGAAATAGTAGAACCGGTTACATTGACTGAGGCTAAAGACTTCTGCAAAGTTGATATAGGTACTGATGATGCTTTAATCACATCACTTATAACAGCTGCAAGATTATTCTGTGAGGCTTATACAGGAGTAGGTTTTATAGTTCATAATGCCGTTGCTACCTTAAATAATTGTAATGGGGATATTTATATTCCTTATGGTCCAATGATAGCAATTAACCAGGTAACAGATGCTGAGGGTAATGTGTTAGTATTAGATCAGTCTTATGGATTATCAGGTCATTCATTTAAAAGACTAGAATATCCAAAGGCAACTAATATCACAATAGATTATTCTAGTGGCTATGATGTATTACCACAGACATTAAAGACAGCTATGCTTAATCAAATTTACTGGCTTTATGATAATAGAAGTCAGGCTATAGATGAGATAAGTCCTATTGCCAAATCATTATTAAATCCGTTTAGACGTGTATAAATTAAATCGCAGGATTACCATACATAGATATACCACAATCAAAAATGAGTTTGGTGGTTTAGTTCCATTGGAGACAGGAAGCTGGACAAAGTGGGCAGAGGCTAGAGATAGACAAGGTACACCAAGAAATGAGTATCAGCAAAGAGAGTGGACTTATGATCAGGTGTTTATTATGAGGTATGAAACGGAAAGGCCTACACGAAGTAATGATGTGATATTGTATGAGAATGAGTTTTATAAAATAAATAGTGTACAGATACGAAATGAAGGCAATAAAGAGTGGGAATACATACAGGCAATTAAATTAGACGAATCAATTAATTCAGATGCTCCAATGGACTTAAATACAATTCAGGTGTATAACTACACTGGCATAGGTGGTGAAACATCTTTTACTTATGGTGGTTTTATAGGCCGTCATGTATTTAATGCGTTCAAGGATGGCGTTCAGTATGTGATTCGTACTGGTGGTACTCCGGTAGGTAAGGAAGTGCTTTATAATGACAATACAGGTGAAATGACGTGGGCAATACCATTTGAAGATGGAGAAGTTGCTACAATACTATTTTATTAATTATGCCATTAAGAATACCATATAATCAATTGCCTAATTTAGGTGCTTTAGAGTCAGGAGATATTATACCAGGACTAAGACCAGCATTTAATGAAGGTAGTATGACAGTTGGTGACTTGTCAAATTTTGTCAACCCAGCTAAAGTGTATAGAGTGGATATGTCACAGAGTAGCACAACTGATCCTGTAGTTAATTATGAGTATGAGAATTGGGTAGGCAATATTGTATGGACTAGTTATAGTGCAGGTATTTATAATGGTTTTTTATCAGGTGCTTTTGTGGGTTATGTTGTAAATAGCAGCAGATGTTATTATGGTGGTGCATATTATCCATACTTTTATCATATAAGTAAAATAGATGATGATAATATTCAATTAATTGTCACAGATCAATTATATTCTAGAAATGATGATTTATTAGCAAATACATTTGTTGAAATACTTGTTTATCCTGCAGCGTTATGATAAAGATTGAAACTAAAGGGATAGGTGCATTAGTAAAGAAGTTTGACCAATTGTCAAAGGAAGGTCAGGCGGATGTACAGAGTGCTTTAAATGATTGGGCTGACAGAACTGCTGCAGATGCTAAAAGATTAGTGAGTGCTAATAGTTCAGATGAAGGAGCTTTGCTTCGTTCAATTAGTCCAGTTTATGGCAGTGGGAATGCGAGTGTTATATCAACGAGTAAATATGCGGCATATATAGAATTCGGAACTAGAAAGTTTGCTGCTGCTTATGTTTCATCACTTCCTCAGGATTGGGCAGCTTATGCGAATACTTTTAAAGGACCAGCAGCAAATGGCGGCAATTTTAATGACTTGGT